CTATCAACTAACGCGTTAGTCTGTAAAGTACCTAATGATTGGATACGATCTGTGTCTATTACTCTTAACTCATCTCCACCTATATTCCTAATAACGACGTCTGAAGAGAATAAACGTTTAAGATTTTGAAATAATCCCATAATAATTTGTATATGTTATAAATATTTGTTTATATCAGCCAGCTAATATCTTCCATACCTCCATTACCTGTATCCATTTGCCATGGATTTTGTTGTATTGGGGAGTGAGGATTATATGTAATTGGACCGCTAAGATATGATACTTTTCCTATTCCTCCAAGCGAAGCTCTAGTTAAATCCATTCCTGTTTGCTGAAAACGTAAAGCTGTATCTCTTAAAAACATACCTATACCAAATGCCATTACAAGATCATCATTGTATCCATCTGTAGATTGTGCTTTACCATTTTTCCAAATAAATGTTCGTAATTCTTCAAGTAATCTACGTGATTGTATTATACAAGCTCTGTCTCTCATGTATGCCTCTAATTTAGAAACAACTAATGGACGTGTTTTGATTGTATTTGAGAAACCAGGTACTAAATTATTTTCATTTCTATTTAAAAAATTATCCATACTTATATTTGTAGTATCTGATTTAGATGAATAGTACATATTTCTGTATCCTCTATCTACAACTGTTTGTACTGTGTCCCATCCTATATTAGCATTTTCAATTACAAGTAAAGCTTCATTATACTCAGTAGCTAATGCTACCAACATATGTCCATAATCTCTAGTTCCAACCTGACCCTTATATTCTGCTACTTGTTTTGCTTCTAGTACATCAATAACATGACAAGCTGAATAGTCTTTTCCATCTCCTCTTGCTACGTCAGCCACTACAACATAGTTTTTTGAATAATCAGGATATTCCCATTTCCATAAATTACCATCAAATCCACCCTTAGCAATAGGCTCTGCTTGAAATGTTTGAATATACCAATTTAAAATATCTGGTTCAATAACAGTATCACCTGAAGTACTAAAGTCACAATCACATTCTTGGGCCGCATTTCTAAGACCTAAAATAGCATCTTGTTCATCTCTCCATTTTTGAGTTCGTTCAGGATGTACAGTCCAAGGTAATTTAATAGAAATAAATCCGTTTTTACCTTCTTCTCCACCAATAAAAGTTCTATGGAACCAATTACCTGTACCATATGGAGTTGAAATAGCTATACATTGTCCTCCAGTGGCCAACGTTTGTTGAGCAGAAGCGAATATCTCATCTATACCTTCAATAAACGCTGCTTCATCTAATAACAATAATGATACTGCTTCAGATCTACCAGCGTCACCTGTCGCACCAATTGCTTTAATTTGAGATCCATTTGCTAATTTTAGACTTAATTTATTATTTTCTATTGCTTTTAATTGTAACCAACTTGGTAAATTATCATAAGCAAATTTTACTTTAGTAACCATGTTTTTAGCAGTTTCCTGCTTAGTGGCTATACAAAGTATATTTTTGTCCTTATTAAATAACATTAACCATAATGAGTAGGCAGATACTAGAGTAGATATACCTAATTGTCTTGATTTATTTACAATACTATATTTATTCTTTTTAAATTGGTTTAGCACTCCTTCTTGGAAAGGATATAAATTAAATTGGATACGACCACGTTGTGGATGTTGAATCCAATAATATTTTTTCATAAAGTAGACAGGATCTTGAGCACATTTAACAAATTCCTGTTTAATTATTTCCTTAATATTTTGTTGTTCACTCATGTATATAAATATATAAAAGGAACCCGACCTTACGGGGTCGGGTTCAGAACTATAATACTGAGACTATAGCGGGGATTGTTCCTAAGGTAGAACTATTTTACAAGTAAAAATGTCAAACCAGCTATTATTAATCCGGCTCCAATTTTACCTACTTTGGCTTGTATTTTAAGTTTATGATTTTTCAATTGAAGAGCATTATATTGAACTTTCCAATCTTTAATTTGAGTTTCTTGATTAACTACTATATTATTGTAGTTTAATTCTTTTTTATTAGCGATATCTATAACACTATCTTTATTTGCTATTCTTTCTTCATTTAGAACTATAATACTATCTTTAATAATTAATTGTTCTTTAGCACCATCTAATTCTACTAAATCTTTAGCAGCTGATATTAGTACTGGTTGTGCTAATGGAAGTGGATTGGTTACTGTGTCTGCGGGGTAGCGTTGGTTAAAGGATGATATTAATTCTTTTTCAGAATAGATATCAACTTTATCTTTAGACGAATCAACCCATTTATTAACAATAATCACTTTTGCTTTAGCATTATCTAATTTAACTTGTAAATCATAATCTAATTCATTTAAAGCACTTATTTCTAAATCTTTTTGATGAATGTCTTTTTGTAATGAATCTACAGTTTGTACTAAGCTATCTTGTTTTACTTTAAAATCACTAGATAAACTTGAGTAATTACATTTATCAGCAAATATCCAAAACAATAAAACAACGATAACCAGAGGAAAAATTAATTTTTTCATTTTTTTTTTATTTTTATTTAATATTAAATATCTTCTTCATCACCTAAATCAATTGGTTCATCATCAATGCCTAATTTTTTTAATTCAGCATCATCATCTGTTTTACGTTTTGAACCAATAGCAGGTAATGTATCTTCACCTAACGCTTTAAGAATTTGTTTCATAACAACTTTAGTATTAGTAGCTCCAAACTTATATTTGTCTAGATCATTTAATACTTTAATATAAGCTGTATAATCATCATTTTTTAATTCTTCTAATTTATCAACAAGTTGTTTAATTAAACTTGGTAATGCTGCTTTAGCTGTTTCTTTAGATTTTTGTTGAGATACTTTATAATCAGTGCTTGATAAACCTCCATCTTCAGCTTCTGCTACAGTTTTACCTGTTTTGATAGTTGATGTGGCGTATTGTTTAATAATTTTATCAATCAAATCTCCATTATCAACTAACCATTCTCCAGCTTTTGAACCAGCAGCTGTTATTTTAGGTTTTTTAAGTTTAGCTATATCTTTTTCAGATGGTTCTTTTTCTTCTTCATCGCCTTTTTCAGGTGATTTTTTAGATTTCATCTTTTTCTTACCAATAAATAGATCTTCAGCGTCATCAGGACTTACATATAAATCACCTTCTTCTGGTTCTTCTTCAGATGATGAAGCTGGTTTAGCAGTTGTTGTTTGTAATAATTGATTCCTAATATCGGGAGTAAAAGACCAGTTAACACCAGGAGCTGCATTTTTTTCAATTTCACTCTTTAATAATTCAACATCCATTGGTTTAACACCTTGTTCTTTCGCTTGAGCGATAAAATAATTAACAACCTGTTGTTTTCTATCTACTTTAAAAGTATCAGGTTTACTAATTCTATCTTTTATACCAGGAAAATCTGGATTTAATTTGTATTTTTCTTTAGCTGGGCGAGCCATTTCTTTAACTGGTACTCTAATTTTGAGTTTATTCTCAACTATAAATTTTTTAAAATCGAAATCCGCCATGGTTTGTGTTTGTTGTGTTAATAAATATTTTAATTTATGTTATCTAACATAGTATTCATACGATCAGCTGTAGATCCACTAAGTATTATCATCTTTTTAGGTGGATAAAGCGCTAGTAAACGTAAAATTTCTTGATTTATATTAGCTCTATATTCAAGATCTGTTTCTCTTACGCCATTATCTTCCATGTTAGTACCAATAGGATCAATATAAAATACAATATCATATTGATCTCTTAATGTCATAGCTGTGTTTAAAAAATGAGATTTTTCATGCATTGCTATTGATTTAGCTAACATTGTAAACGCAGATACATCCCATATAGTTCTATCAGTTATAAGATCTTTATGTAATAGTTCACTAGCTCTTTCAGCTAAAAATACTAATTGGCCATTAATTGATGAATCTGTGTTAAGAGGAATACCTAAATCGCGTAAGTATTTACTACGCTCAGTAGCTATTTTATATTTTTTGAACAATTTCAATTCAGATAACGCTTTAACTAACGTTGTTTTACCTACTGACATTGTTCCGCATAATCCTATTTTCATATTGGGGTGGGTATAGTTTAATATAAATATTGATCAGAGACGTGTA